CTATTTTTCTAAAAATGTGCCATTGGTTTATAGTGCACCATCGCAAACATTTGCTATGCCTGCTGATTGGTTTTTGCTTAATGCATTATATTATGACCAAAAAGAAGTTGAACATGTAGACCAAAGAAACGTCTATAAATTGTTACAATCTAACTTAACGGCCCCTAATACATTGTATCCTGCATATGTTATGCAAGGAGACAATATGACTATTTATCCATTAACAATTATTAATAATGTCGAAACATATTATGTTCGATATCCTTATGATCCTAAATGGACATATACATTAGTTAATGGTAGCCCATTGTTTAACCAATCGGCTGGCGATTATCAAGACTTTGAATTAACTGAATCTGATTTCCCTAAACTTGTTATTAAGATTTGCGAATATGCTGGTACTAGTATTAGAGAGCAAGAGGTAGTATCTGCTGCTAAACAACAAGAAGTTTACATGGATCAAATGGCACAATAATGACTCAAGAAGAATATTACACCAATAACGGGACAAACCCTCAAGATGCCAATTGGGGCACATATCAAAATGTGACATTAAAGGATGTTGTTAACAACTTTCAATTAATGTACATGGATGACGGTGACCTTTTGAATAACATCAATAGGTATAAGATTCTATTTCACGCAAAGCGTGCTCTTCAGGAATTACAATATGATGGCAATAGAGTTATTAATGTATTGCAACTTGATGTTGGTGATGACTTAAAATTTGTGTTGCCTTCTGACTATGTCAATTGGGTTCGTATTTCTTTATTTTGTGGTGGTGTACTTTACCCTATGAGTGAAAATATACAAGCAAACTCATCAGTAGAATTTCTTCAGGACCAATATTATAATATATTATTTGATGAAAATGGTAATGCATTAATTGGTACATCTAAATTAGATGAATCTAGAATAGATGGAGTCAACCAATGCTATTGTGAAAACAATGGTCAAATGGGATGGTATATTGATGGTTTATGGTATTTTAATTATCCGGGTGGACAACAATACGGATTAAATACTGAGACTGCTAATTCAAATCCAACATTTGTAATTAATAAAACCCAAGGGGTTATTAATTTTAGTACAGGCGTTCATGGTAAGTCAGTTGTATTAGAATACATATCTGATGGACTATATGGATTAAACGATGAAGATATTCCTGCACCTAAACTTGCAGAAGAATATTTTTATTCATACATTAAATGGGCAATATTAAACACTAAGGCTAATCAGCCTGAGTACATTATTAATAGAGCACGTAAAGAAAAAGTATCCAATTGGAGAAATACTAAAATTAGATTAAGCAATTTACACCCTGGCCGATTACTAATGAATATGAGAGGTCAATCTAAGTGGATAAAATAAATGGCAGAATTACAAAGAAACTTTTTGCAAGGGATAATGAACAAGGATCTCGATCCTCATTTCCTGCCTGATGGACAATATCGTAATGGATTAAATATAATCGTTGCTGATTCAGATGGAGGATTTGTGGAGATTGAAGGTTCGAATAATGGGGCTGTGCAAAATTATCTTGGTAATGAATTACAAAATACAAGTTTAGGATTAACTAATGCTCAATGTATTGGCTCATTATCTTATGAAGCTAGTAATTTAATTTATTGGCTTGTTGCTTCGGATACAGCTGATGCAATTTATGAGTACAATGAACCTTTAGGATTAACAACTATTGTTTTATATTCTCCTAAAGTATCTCCTACAACACCATCAGTTTTAAATTTTAACAAAATATTCTACGTTACAGGAATAAATTATATCAATGGATTATTATTTTGGACAGATAATTATAATCCTCCACGTAGAATAAATATTGAGCGTGCTAAAAATTATTCTCATGCTGCTGGAGGATTTACAGAAGAAGATATTAATGTTATTGTTGCACCCCCTCTTTATGCTCCAAATATAGCATTAACATTAGATGGAGATGCAAATAATTTGGAGAATAAATTTATTTATTTTGCATATCGATATAAATACATTGATAATGAGTATAGTGCATTATCTCCATTTTCTTCTGTAGCCTTTTTTCCAAAACCTTATGAATTTGATTATGGTGTGTCTGAAAACATATCGATGGTTAATCAATATAATAAGGCAACCATTTCATATAATACAGGGAGTAAGAATGTAAAAGAAATACAATTAATATTTAGGGATACAAGTTCTTTAAGCACATATGTAATAGACAATATTAATAAAACTGCAAGTGGTTTTTCAGACAATGTTGATGAACAATTTATATTTGCAAATAATAAAGTCTATACTATTCTTGATCCTAATCAAATAAATAGATTATTTGATAATGTTCCATTAAAAGCTAAATCACAAGACTTGATTGGAAGTCGTTTGATATATGGAAATTATACGCAATTTTTTAATTTAATTGATTGCGACGGTCAACCTATAGCCCCTGTTTTTACTTTAAATCACGGTACAACTAATATTACTCCTGCGTTAACCCCTATGTCAACTTTTAAAAGTAATAGGGATTATGAAGTAGGTATTGTTTATTTAGATGATTATGGTAGAAGCACAACAGTTATAACTCCTACAAATAATACTAATACTACTTTTATCCCACCATCTAATGCAAAATATTCTAATTATTTAAGAGTAACAATTTCTAAAGATTTTAAACCTCCATGTTTTGCTACATATTATAGGATATTTTTAAAACAAAATAAACAAGATTTTTATAATATATTCCCATTAACTTATTTTTCTGATGGAGAATTTAAATGGTTTTTATTAAATCAAGCTGATGTTGATAAGGTTCCTGTTGGAAGTTATTTATATTTTAAAGATTATACTTCAACAAGTACAAACATACAATATAAAATATTAGATGTTGTTTCTAATAGTGCTAACTTTTTAAATGATAGTAGATCACAACCTGCTGGAGTTTATTTTAAAGTAAAAATAGATGCTAACTTATTGCCTCTTGTATATTATTACAATTTTACCAATATAACATTAAGTACCAATGCAGTTCAAGCTGTAGACAACATGTATAGTGTTGCTGAAAAAGCAATATTTTATGGATCTGGAATAGCAAATAATATGATTACTTCTAATGGTAATGCATATTCAAGTGTTAATGATGTAAGATTTAAAGTTCAAATTTCTGATACTAATAAATTTAAATACTATGCTTTTGTAGATGGAATACCTTATACTTATGTTAATGAAGTAATTATAACTCCAGGAGTTGATCAACAATTAATGTATGTATATAATAGTCTTACATATTTATGTTATATAAATTTTTCTTCTCTTACGGGGCTTGTGTTAAAAGATTATTGGGTAGTTAATTGTAGGAGTAATGGTGGTCTTAATATTTTTGGAGGTAAGACAAATTATTCATCTACTGCATCGGATTGCCCATATGGTTTTGTTACAGGGACTGATTGGAATTTAAATGGAGCATATGTAGGAGATAGAGAAATAAAAGCAGGAGCCGTTCTTACAATAAAAATGAAAGAACCTAATAATGGTAATACTACATCAACGCAAACATTTTTAGCAAGTAAAGATTATGTAAACATTGAAGAATGGTTTATTGAAGGAAATATTTATGCTAGCTGGGTTCAATATCAAGGGGCCCTTAGTATTGGCCCCCAAAATGTATGTTTTAGAAGAATACATGATTTTCAATTATATTCAGGGAGTCAATATGTTTCTAGCCAAGGTAGTGTAATTAATTTAACAACTTTGAACTATCCTGTATTTATGTGGATATATGGATATACTACAGGTGCAGGTCCTACAATGGAAGTTACTTTTGATTTTCAAGAATCAGAATATCCATCAATTTTTGAAACAGTCCCAACAGATAATAATCAAGATATATATTATGAGCTTTCGAACACGTATCCTATTATCGATGGTAATCACTATGGAAATGCTCAAGATCAAATTTTACCAGACCCTGCTGCAATTCCCCCAATTGTTGGGCAACCAGCAATAGTTGATTTAAATAAGATTTATAATATAAATGAAAATTTAGACTTTAATGCTTTTGCTTGGGGAAATAATGTAGAAAGTTATCGTATTAGAGATGATTTTAATGCAGCCACAATGGAATTTAGCCCAAGGGCTAATTCTACTATTGAGGGGTATGAGCAACAAACGCTTGTTCAAGCTTTGACATATAGTGGGGTATACCAACAAACAACTGCTATTAATAGATTAAACGAGTTTAACTTATCGTTAGGTAACTTTAAATATTTAGATAGATTCTTTGGGTCTATTGAAAAAATATATGCAAGAGACACAGATTTAGTTGTGTTACAAGAAAATAAAATATCTAAAGTTCTTTATGGCAAAAACTTATTAAGCGACTCTACCGGGGGTGGGGTAGTTGCATCTATTCCTGAAGTATTAGGAACTCAGATTGCATACGTTGGCGAGTATGGCATAAGTAGTAACCCGGAAAGTTTTGCTATCTGGGGAAATAACTTATACTTTACAGATGCTAGACGTGGAGCTGTTCTTCAGTTAGCCGAGAACGGACTATTTGAGGTATCATCTAATGGCTTAAAGAACTGGTTCAAAGCTAACCTAGACCCAGCAAAACAAAAGTTAGGGATGTTTGATCCTTATTTTGAGCATTATGTTTTAGCTATCAATAACGACCAAAATGTACAATATTGCATATTTGAAGTTACTGAAGATAATGTTAGTTTTGGCACAGCTGCTTTAAATGATGTATATGCTTTTACTATTAATTCTAATAACCAATGGTATATTGAAGTACCGGCTAATAACTGGTTGACTTTAAATACATTATATGGTAATGATAATACACTTATTTATTTTGATGCTCTTGCTAATATAGGGTCTCAAAGAAGTGTAACTGTTATTGTACGTGGATGTGGTGAATCTCATAATGTTGTATTTACACAAGCAGGGGTAACTACAACTACAACTTTATCTCCGACTACGTTAAGCCCTACAACTTTATCTCCGACTACGTTAAGTCCTACTACTTTATCTCCGACTACGTTAAGTCCTACAACAACATTACAACCTGTTTGGTATAGAATGACATCGTGTACAACGGGTGCAACAGTTTATTCTTCTAATTATCCTATTGGAATATTTGCAGTAGGACAAATTGTTGAACATAGTGGGGCATATTTCTTAATTGAAGAACAATTATATACTATTCCAATTGGTCAGCCATTAATACCAATTACATTAACAGCATTTACTAGTTGTCCACCAACGCCAACTACAACAATTACACCAACTCCTCCTCCCCCTATGAATTTAGAGGTTAGAATATGTGGTGGGGTAACTACTTATTTTATAACGGTTACTAATCAAGGGCTTACAAATGGACTTGCTCTTAAATTAACAAAAGCAGGTACTCCTTTTGATGGAATAGATTGTTGGGAAATTATAGATAATGCAACTACGCACGCAATTGATTATAGTCTAGTTACGGTTAATAGTATATCTTTAAGTTGTGCGAGTTGTTCTTCACCTACAACTACTACAACATTAGCACCTACAACAACTTGTGTGCCAAGTACTTATTATGAATTATCAGAATGTTCTCCAGGTGTTGGTATCGCATATACTTTAATTGCTCCAACATTAGGAGTAGGACAAAGATATATATTGCCTAGTCCTGAAACTTTCTATACATATACCGGATCAAG